CAGCCGTAGCTGTTATCCTTCATTATATCCTATTTAATGAATATAAAACCGTAGCCATTCTAGCGAACAAAGGTGATTCTGCTAGAGAGGTTCTCAGTAGAGTTCAGTTGGCATATGAAGCACTTCCCAAATGGATTCAGCAAGGTGTTGAGGAATGGAACAAAGGTAATATAACTTTAGAAAACGGTTGTAAGATTTATGCAGGGACGACATCCTCGAGTGCTATTCGTGGTAAATCTATTGCCTTTCTGTACCTGGATGAGGTTGCATTTATTGAAGGCTACGATGATTTCTTCGCATCGGTTTATCCGACAATTTCATCTGGTGAAACTACCAAATTGTTGATGACATCAACACCCAACGGTTTGAATCATTTTTATAAAACTTGTAAAGGTGCTGAAGAGCAAACAAACGGCTATGAATTTGTCAAGGTAATGTGGAACGATGTTCCTGGACGAGACGACAAATGGAAGGATGAAACACTAGCTGCATTGGATTATGATGACCAGAAGTTCCGACAAGAATATTGCTGTGAATTTTTAGGTAGCTCTGGTACTCTAATCGACGGCTCAAAACTCAAGGAACTAGTATACTCTCGTCCCATATTAGAAAAAGATAATATTTGCCAATATGAAAAACCAATAGATGATCACGTGTACGTTATGACGGTTGACGTTTCTCGTGGTAAAGGTTTGGATTATTCGACATTCAATGTTATTGATATTACACAGATGCCTTACAGACAAGTGTGTACGTTTAGAGATAACTTTGTAACACCGGTTGATTTCGCTAGTGTTATATATAGAATAGGGAATTTTTATAACGAAGCAGCAGTATTAGTAGAAATAAATGACATTGGTGAGCAAGTAGCCGATGTACTTTTAATGGATTATGGATACGAAAATATTCTTTATACAGAAAATGCAGGACGAAGTGGAAAAAGAATATCTAGTGGATTTGGAAAAGCAGTTGATAATGGTATTAGAACAACCAAAAGCGTTAAATCAATTGGATGTTCTATTTTGAAAATGTTAATAGAACAAAATCAATTATTATTGCAGGATTTTAATACTATCCAAGAACTATCAAGATTTTCAAAAAAAGGATCTTCATATGAGGCTGAATCAGGTTCGCACGACGATTTGGTCATGAATTTGGTTATCTTCTCTTGGCTCACTGACCAGGGATATTTTAAAGATATGACCGATATAAATACGATGATGGCACTAAGAGAAAAAACTGAAGAGCAAATTGAGGAAGATCTTCTACCTTTTGGCTTTATTGATGTAGGCGATGACTACGGTGACGATGAAGGCTTCGTGGCGGTGGACAGTGATTGGACTTATTAAAACAATATTTTTATAAATAAACATAGTGACATGAACTGAAAAAGAAACCGTTTCTAAAATAATATATAAAGGAGAAAGATATGGCTTTTACCGTAAGTCCTTCCGTCATTGTTCGAGAGGTGGACGCATCGGCAACAGTACCGGCCATCGCAACACCGCCTGGCGCAATAGCCGGCGTTTTCAGATGGGGTCCAGTTAACGAACCTGTTCTCATTACATCGGAAGATCAATTAGTAAATCGTTTTGGTAAACCAACTGACGATAACTTTGAGACATTTTTTACCGCAGCCGATTTTCTAGCATATGGTAGTCCATTATTTGTATCACGTGCTGATAATGGTGCTGCTACGGCAACCGGTAGCGATAACGTATATTTTACAGCTGATACTGCCTATGCAAATACTGCAGCACCAGGTTATGTTGAAGGTACCACGCCAGGTTCCATAGGGGCACTTGATACGGCAAATTCAACCGTGGGTGCTTTTGCGGCAAAATATCCTGGAGCAGTTGGTAACTCTATTGAGGTTGCTATTGCTAGAGGTGACGACTTTGAAAGTGTTGTAATTGATGATATTCCAGCATTACATACAGCATTTTCGGCAGTTGCTAATACAGCACCGAGTAATGATATTGAATTCAACACATCATCGTATACATTCCAACACCCAATTACTGCAAATACTGATTTTCTGGGTGCTCATGCAGGCGGTGCTAATACCACTGATGCATTTAACGTCGGTGATGTTATTGTTATCGGTAGTGACAGATCAGGCTATCAGGAACTTGAGGTTTCTGCCTTTTCAACAACATCAGTTGATTCAACAGGCGTAGAATTGACTGGTAACGACGCTGGTAATGCTAATCTTGCAGCTGCAGAAAACGTGACAATTAGTTTTGCTAAAAACTATACAATGTCAGAAACAGAGGCCACAAGGCTAAAAATTACAAGAAAATGGAAATATGCTAACCTATTTGGTAAAGCAGCTGATTCTAATGATCATTTCCACGTGGCTGTTGTTGACGGAGATGGTAATATTTCCGGTGCAGCTGGTACTGTTTTGGAATTATATAACAACGTATCAAAAGTGGCTGGCGCTCAATTAAGCGATGGCACTGATCAATATTATGAAACAGTAATTAATAATAGATCAGAATGGGTAAAAATCAACGATAAACCAACTTTTGAGGCTATCACCACAGCATATGAAACATTTGCTGAAGGTACTGATGGCAGATCTGAATCAGCAGCAACCATTGCTGATCTAGGCCCTGCGTATGATACATTTAAAAATGCAAACGAAATTGATGTACAATTCGTGATGCAAGGTAAAGGTGATACTGCAGGTAATGTGGCAAATTATATTGTTTCAAATGTCGTTGATTACAGAAAGGATGCGGTTGCATTTATTTCACCAGACAGAACAAGTGCTACTGCAGCAACAACTCAAGCTAAACTAGATGCAATTATTGGGTATCGTAATAAGATCCAAAATTCATCTTATTGGTTTATGGATTCAGGCTATAAATATCGCTTCGATAAGTATAACGACGTATATCGTTGGGTTCCATTGAATGGTGATATGGCCGGTCTTGCTGCTCGTGTTGAATCTTGGGAATCACCTGCTGGCTTCAGAAAAGGTGTTATCAAAAATGTTGTTAAACTTGCATTTAATCCAGATAAGGCACAACGTGATCAGCTATATGCAGCGGATGTTAACCCAGTAATTTCACAGGTTGGACAAGGTATTGTTCTATTTGGTGATAAGACAGGGCTTGGAACAACTAGTGCATTTGATAGACTGAATGTTCGCAGACTGTTTATTGCAGTTGAAAAAGCCATTGCGAATGCATCTCAATCATTCCTATTTGAACTGAATGACGAATTTACTCAAACTCAGTTTAAAAATGCAATTGATCCATTCCTAAGAGATATTCAAGGGCGTAGAGGTATTATTGACTTCCGTATCGTTTCGGATGCATCAATAAATACTCCAACGGTGGTTGATGCTAATAAGTTTAGGGCTAATATCTTTATCAAACCTGCTAGATCCATCAACGTCATTGAATTGACATTCGTGGCCACAAGAAGTGGTGTAGAATTTGATGAGATTGTCGGTCAGTTGACATAAATAAAAGTAAACGAGGAGAGAAGATATGAGTTTTAATATAAACGAGTTTAAATCACAACTAGTCGGTGGTGGCGCTCGTCCTACGCTCTTCCAATGTCAAATCTTGAATCCTATTGCTCCCGAGGCCGACTTTAAGGTTCCTTTCATGGTACGTGCCGCTGGTATCCCAAGCTCTAGCTTGGGTGCCTATACGGTTCCATACTTCGGTAGGAATGTTAAATACGCAGGAGAGAGAGTTTTTGAGGATTGGACCGTAACGGTTATTAATGATGAGGATTTCCTTATCAGAAATGCAATGGAAGCCTGGACAAATGCTATCAATTCGCATGATGCCAATACAAGGGCACTTCCACAACAATATAAATCAAATGGTGTCATTACACAATTCAGTAAAGATGGTAATGCACTACGTTCATATATTTTTGAAGGAATGTTCCCAATTGCTGTCGAAGGAATTCCAATGGATTGGAGTGCTACAGACACAATCGAGGAGTTTTCAGTGACCTTCCAATACGATCTATGGAGAGTTGAGGGCGTTACTGGTATTCCAACTACATAATTTACTATATTAATGAAGGAATAAAATTTTGAAATTATTCGGCTTTGAAATAAAGAGGGAAGTGGACGAGGCCCAAAATGCCCCGGTTTCGTTCGCTGAGCCTCTTAATGATGATGGTGCCATTACAGTTGGTAATGCTTTAGGTGGCTTTTATGGCACTCTTCTTGATATGGAGGGTGCTGCTAAAAGTGAGTCTGAGCTTGTCACAAAATATCGTGGTATGGCAAATCAACCAGAAATTGCGCAGGCCATTGATGAGATTGTAAACGAAGCAATTTCTATTGATGTTAATGATCAGGTTGTTGAGATTGTCTTGGAAGATACGGATCTGCCGGATAAGGTAAAAGAAAAAGTATCAGAAGAATTTGAAAACGTTTTAAGATTACTTGATTTTACTAATAACGGTTATGATACATTCAGTAAGTTCTATGTTGACGGAAGACTAAATTATCATATTATTATTGACAATGATGATCTAAAGCGCGGTATTATCGAATTACGTTATATTGACCCACGAAAAATTAAACTTGTAAAAGAGGTTGATAAACGTAAAAAGGATCCACATTCCGGTGTGCCGACCAAAAAACTAAAAAATGAATATTATCTATATTCTGAGAGTGGGTTTACTAATACAAATTCTGGTGCCAGTGGTGGCAATACTCAAGGTTATAGAATCTCAAAGGATTCCATTGCTCGAGTAACATCTGGTATTATGAACGAAAATAACTCAATGGTTTTAGGAAATTTGCACCCAGCAATTAAACCATTAAACCAATTAAGGATGCTCGAAGATGCTACAGTCATTTACACTCTTACACGAGCTCCTGAAAGACGAATTTTCTATATTGATGTTGGGAACCTACCTAAATCGAAGGCTGAACAATATCTGCGAGATATGATGATTCGCCATAAAAACAAGCTTCAGTATAACTCATCCACTGGTGAAATATCTGATTCTCGTAAAATGATGACCATGACAGAAGACTTTTGGTTCCCACGTAGAGGCGGGGAAAGATCAACAGAGGTTGACGTTATGGCTGGTGGAAATGCGGCTGGTTTAACCGATGATACAAACCTACAGTATTTTCAACGGAAATTGTATAAGTCATTGAAAGTTCCTTTATCAAGACTTGAGCCGGAAACAATGTACTCATTTGGTCGTGTTTCTGAGATCAGTCGTGATGAGGTTAAATTTGGTAAGTTTGTAAAGCGGCTTCGTGCTCGATTCTCTTGGCTATTCAGTATAATTCTTGAAAAGCAGCTTATTCTTAAAGGTATTATGGGACCAGAGGATTTTGCTGAAATCAGAAATAATATTCGTTATGACTTTATTCAAGAAAATTACTTTGATGAACTCAAAGATGCGGAAATTCTTAGAGAACGTATGTCTACCTTACGAGAGGTAGAGGATCACGTTGGTACATATTATTCTAGAGAATGGGTTGTCAAAAATGTTCTTCAGCTCACGGAAGATGAATGGAAAGAAGAACAGGAAAGAATGAATGCAGAAAAGGAATCTGAACCAGATCCAGATGCTGACATTGATACTGATAATTCACAAGAACCTGAACTTTAATAAATAAAATAAAAATTAAACAACTTATAGGAATCGAAAAATGAAAAGGTTTAGAAACATTCTTTCTGAGGTCGCAGAGCCCAAAGGCGCCGAGGAAAAGAAATTTAAAGACCAACACCAAGTAGAGATTATTGATCCGCTAGGTTTGGGTGACCAGGAAGGTTACAAGCCAAAGGCAATGCCGAAAAAGCGATTGGCTGATTATATGAAAGGCCAGGATGAAACGGCTTATGATCAGGCTCATTCTCAGAGAAAAGAAGGTCAGGCAAAACTTGATCGGGCTCCTAAGTATGAATCTACTGAATTGAACGAGGATCCATCTGAAGAGATTCCTATGATGGTCGGTCAACTAAGATTCATTGAATATGCTGCAAGAGAAATCGAGGACTTTATTACGGATACCACAATGGATCCAGAAGAATGGTTCCAGAACAAATTGGCCGCGGCTCACGGCGAATTGAAAACACTTCATGCATATGCCGAAGGTAAGAGATATGAACCTCCGCATGATGATGACGATGATGAAGATATCATTAAATTGGCGGCTGGTTATCCAATGTATTCATCATATTATGAGGCATTGGAAGAAGGTACTGTGGACCATGGACATTATACATTTACGGTCGGCCCTAAGAAAAAGGGTGGCAGTGAAGGTGCTCCATCTCACGTAGCGGCAAAAAGATCAAAGATGACAAAGGCTGGAATCCCACATCACAATGAACCAGGTGAATACGGCGATACAGTTCATGTCAAAGTTACAAATAATAAAACAGGTGCCACAACTAATCACCACGTATATCAAAGAGACACAGATAAGGACTCAGCAGAAGCTCTAATGTCTACACGTACTGTTGGTGCTAATAAATCAGCTGATGCAGCGGCTCATGAAAAAGCCTTACATCATTATTTGTCAGGTAAAAGACCATCGTCTCTAAAGGAAGGTGTGAAGCCTGGGATGATGAGGTTGAAAGATGGCAAATCAGTCAAGGTATCTGCTCAGGAAGCTAAAATGCTAAATGACGTAATGAAATCTCTAAATCCTAAAAACCGTAAGGAAATGGAATCCACAATGATGAAGGATTCGCAAGGATTTAAGGACATTATTGCATTTGCAAAGGAAGCTGAATAAGTTATAAATAAAATAAAATTATAAAGAAAAGGTATATTACTATGAAGCTTATAACCGAGGTTACAGATTGCGAGGTACTTACCGAAGCAAGTGAGGAAGGCAAAAAGTCTTACTTCATCGAAGGTATTTTTATGCAAGGCGATATCAAGAATCGTAACGGTCGAGTATACGCTAGTGACATTCTTGACAAGGAAATGCAAAGATACCAAAAAGATTTTATTAACGAAAAAAGATCGCTTGGTGAACTTGGCCACCCAGATGGGCCACAGATCAACGGCGACAGAGTTTCGCACCTCATTACTGAGTTGAAAAGAGATGGTTCTAACTTTTATGGTAAGGCCAAAATTCTTGGAACTCCAATGGGTGAGATTGTTAAAACCTTCATTGATGAAGGGGTTAAAATTGGTGTATCCACAAGAGGCTTAGGTTCCGTTAAACAAACTAAAGATGGTATTATGGAAGTACAACCAGACTTTCATCTTTCAACTGTTGACATCGTAACTGATCCTTCTGCTCCTAGCGCCTTTGTAAATGGAATCATGGAAAATGTGGAATACTATTATGACATTGCTTCTAACGCTTGGTTGCCTGCTCAGGTCCAAGAAGAAGTTGCAGAGGTTATTGAGGAAATACAGAAGGAAGCTAAAGTACGTTATAACAGAATCACACATACGATCGATGAAAGTGCTGCGGCACGGATGTTTGAAACGTTTATTTCTTCGTTAAAAAAGTGATTTTTATAAATATTTTAGTAATAAATAATTCATAATCGAACAGAGGAGAATACCAATGGCAGAAGATAAAGGAAAGCGATTCGTTGCCGATGACGGTGTTTCAAGCGTACCAGAGCCTGTAACCCCAGCCGGTGGCGAAGACAAAAAGAAGAAAGGCAAGCCAGAAGAAAAAATGGATGCCGTAACACCTGCTGCTGGCGATAAAGCCGGTGGTGTGAAGGAAGATGCTGAAGTTGAAGCAACTGATGAGCAAATCGAAGTTGTGGAAGAAGAGGTAATTGAGGTTGAGGAATCAATCCAACAAATTATCGAAGGCATGGATCTTTCAGAAGAATTTAAATCTAAGATTTCCGTTGTTTTTGAAGCGGCAGTTAATGAGTCTGTAAAGGCTCGTGTTCAGAAAATCGAAGAAGAGCTTAACGAAAAGCTTGAAACTGAATTGTCTGAAGCTGTTGAATCAAAGGTTACAGAGATCGTTGATAATCTTGATTCCTATCTTGACTATGTAGTCAATGAATGGATGACAGAGAATGAAGTTGCTATTGAAGCCGGAATCAAGGTAGAAATGGCAGAATCGCTTATGGATGGATTGAAAGATCTATTCACTGAGCATAACATCGAAATCGATGACGAGAAGTTTGATATCGTCAAAGATTTGGAAGAGGAATTGGCAGAATCTAATGATCGTGCCAATGAGGTCGTTAATGAAAATATTGAGCTCACAAAAGAGATTGCCTCTCTAAAATGTGCTAAAGTTTTTGAGGAATCTACTTCCGATCTGACTGTCACTCAAAAAGAGAGACTACGTACTCTTGCTGAAACACTTGATACGTCAGACATTGATGAGTATACTCAAAACCTCAACACAATTAGGGAGACCTTCGTCTCGGAGTCAACCTCGGCTACGACAACAGAAGATGTTCTTGATGAGGAAGATGAGATTATCACAGAAGAACAGGAAACGGTGAAGAAGACAGTCTCTGACTATGCTTCTGTCAACGCTCTTGTTGAGGCGCTCAACGCAAGAAAATAATTGAAAATTAAATTTTTATAAATATTAACAGTAATCAAATAATAACAAGGAGATAGAAATATGTCAGAGACAAACTATCAAAAGCTTGTGAAAAAGTGGGGGCCAATCCTTGAGCACGAATCTTTTTCACCTATTCAGGACTCTCACCGTAAGTCCGTAACGGCTACAATTCTGGAGAACACAGAAAAAGCCCTACAGGAATCTGGTGATCTTTCTGCTAACATGAGCATGCTTACAGAAGCTCCTACCAATGATGCTGGTACTGGTGGCTTCGGTTCAGGCTCTCCTGAAGGTGGACCAACTGCTGGTTATGACCCAGTGTTGATTTCACTTGTTCGCCGTTCTATGCCAAACTTGATTGCATATGATATCTGTGGTGTTCAGCCAATGACTGGCCCAACAGGTCTTATCTTTGCAATGCGTTCACGCTATGACACTCAAGCGGGTAACGAGGCATTCTATGGTGAGGCAGATACAACTCACGCAGGTACAGGTGCACAGGTTGGTTCAACTGGTGGTGCAGGCACAGGTAATACTTCACTGTTTGACACAGGTGCAGGTATGGCAACTGCTGCGGCTGAAGCTCTAGGCGACGGTAACGGTACAAACTATGCAGAAATGGCATTCTCTATTGAGAAGGTTACTGTTGCTGCTAAGTCACGTGCGTTGAAAGCAGAATACACAACTGAACTTGCTCAGGACCTTAAGGCAGTTCATGGCTTGGATGCAGAATCTGAGTTGGCGAACATCCTTCAGTCTGAAATCCTGACTGAGATCAACCGTGAAGTTGTTCGTACAATCTACACCACTGCTTCTGCTGGTGCTACAAACACTGCTTCTTCAGGCATCTTTGACTTGGATGTGGATGCTAACGGCCGTTGGTCTGTTGAGAAGTTCAAAGGACTTATGTTCCAAATTGAACAAGAAGCTAACCAAATCGCAAAAGACACAAGACGTGGAAAAGGTAACATGGTTATCTGTTCTTCAGATGTAGCTTCTGCTCTTCAAATGGCTGGTGTACTTGACTATGCACCTGCTCTTAATGGTAACTCTTTGGAAGTTGATGACACAGGCAACACATTTGCTGGTGTTCTTAACGGCCGCTATCGTGTATACATTGACCCATATGCTGGTTCAAACTACATGGTTGTTGGTTACAAAGGTTCATCTGCATTTGATGCAGGCTTGTTCTACTGCCCATACGTTCCTCTACAGATGGTCCGTGCCATCGGTGAGAACAGCTTCCAGCCAAAAATCGGGTTCAAAACTCGCTACGGCATGGTTGCAAACCCATTCGCGGAAGGCGCAGTTCAAGATGCACAAGGTCTTGGTGCTCTTACAGCTAATGCTAACAAGTACTACCGTCGTGTACGTGTGGCAAACTTGTTCTGATAATAAAAAGAAGGGCGGATCAACCGCCCCACTTTACCAACAAACTTGGGAGATCTTCGGATCTCCCTTTTTTTATTTCATTTCTAATTCGTGTTCAATAAACTCTGCTTCTACTTTGCAGTTAGGATATTTACGGTCAAGATAGAGAAGTTCTTCTGAAGTTGCATAACCAGAATATTCTTCTCCTTTATGAACAACAACTCCGGCTTCGTTAGTAACTGTAATTTTGTAAAATCTTTTCCACATTCCGTGTCTCCTTTTGATATAACCATATTATATCATATGAAAACAAATGTCAATAGTTAATTTTACTTTTTTATTCCATATCTTTTCGCCATTCGCAATAATAATCCCAAACATGAAAGACTAAAAAATATGCAGCAATACCACCAAAAATAGGTACACCAAAGAAAAGTGCGACTGTTAAATCTGCTACTATAAATGTTGCGATATAATCATACCAACGTATCATTTATTCATTTCTGTTACTGCGATAATATAAAAGCCAATTATAATTACGGCTAAGATACTAATTGCTGTTGCTACTTCACCCATTGTCACTCGCAATCTGGCGTTCGAATGGTGCCATTACTGCTTCGGCAAATTCCATAAATTCCTCATTTCGAGCCGCCTCTTCCATGAGATTGGACGCATGATAAATTTTTGCTAATTTATTAAACTCTCGTTTGGGAACACCAATTTCATCGAGCATTTTTTGTGCAATATCTTTTTGCAGATCTTTTTCTGCTGACACTCGAGTCATTGAATCTGACATTTCACGCAGAGCATTTTGAATATCCTTGCGATCCTTGTCTGTAATTGTCGTGGGTAGACCACCATTATTATCCATAATTACTCCTTAATTTTAAGTTCAAACTCACCATTTTTTACTGCAAATGTACCAAATAATTCACCAGAAAATCTGACATATTCTCTGCCGCCGTCAATCATATTCCCATCAATAACAAGCATATCATGATGACATTGACTATACCATAGATTATTATCCTTATCCTCAATCATCGCAAACTCTAGTTCTTCAATGACATCAGCATTGGTAATCAATATATCATTTTCGTATGAATATGTCAAACCAAAATATCTATTACCAAATTCTGGGTGAGGAGTTTCCCTATAGAATACATCATATGGGCGATCAGACTGACGCAGGTCGGTCGTACATACATATTTTATTGGTACACCATCTTTCTTTTCATAAATCTTCACCACCTCATCTACGTTAAAGATATTGGCGTGTTTGATTGAAAAGGACATAATATTCTCCTAATCTATAATTCTCAAAGGGCCTTCTGTTCTAATAAGTAATTTAATTAATTTATTGATTTCCAGACCGCCTGCGTTTCTTGCTTTTTGAGCCTCCGGAACACCAGCCTCGTTATCATACGGCCAAGATTCCTCAAATAAGTCTGGCCCAAGCGTCATCAATTCGTAGCCTGTGTTTGATTGTTCCGTCTTATTAATCACAAATTGAAAGGCACCGTCCCATTGTAAAATAACCTGTTCATAATTTTCACCAGGTACGGTTCTAAACATTCCTTTTGATATCATATCATTGATTGTCAGTGCTGACATCCGAGGATCGTCAATCTCTTCTATTTCTGTATTTGCCATATTAACCTCTTTTTTTAGTTATTTACCTCAAGAGGGTTACCACTCTCGTCGCAAGGTGTAAGAATAATTGGACAATGAATTTCAACAAAGAAAATATCTTCATCATAACCGAGGTCATTTACACCTTCGTTGTAATTTTCTTGCCAGGCCTCTTCAAGATCCTCTACGTATTCATCAATGTTTGCATGAACTTCATCCTTAGAAGGACCCCATGCATGAATATGCCACTCCTCTGAAATGCCATCCCAGGTTTCAATCAGTTCATAATCATAATCATCAAGCTCGTGATAAGTCGTTTCCTCATCATCGACAGGCATTAAGGCTTCTCGGCACTCGTCATAGCCGCCATAATCCTCTACAAGGATATCTCGGTTTTCAGCCCAGGCGTCAAGTTCCTCGTTTGTCTCTGGAACCTGAATTAAATATTTCCCCCATCGCCAACATGTTTCTAATGTGGCAAATACGGTGGTACCATCCTCAAGTGTTTTCTTGAAACGCTCAGATTCATATACGGATTTTTTCCATTTAGGTTCAAGTGTATAATATCTCACATCAAACTCCCAGTAAAGTTTTCAGGACCAGGATACATGGATTCATCCTTTGATCCAATTTTAACAACAACACATTTTCCAGCAGTCTGAACTGCACACTTTTTTGCCTCGTCAACTGTGTCAAATTCCTTACGAAACGTTTTAGATGTTTTTAAAAAACGACTAGTTTTTGTTTCAGTGACCCATACCCAGCCAATATCTGGACGATACATTTTTATACCATATTTGTCACTCATCTTCATAATCACCTTCATAATAAGGCTCAGAATCATAAGCAAAATAATCACGCACTACATCATCTACAAAATTAATAGAGGTATCTGTATATTTTGCAATTTCGTTATTAGGAACACCTTGCTGTGCAAGCTCTTGAATGTGTACAATTACATTACCCATTTTACTCATAACATCTCCTAAATCTGAATAGGTTCGTTTCCTGTCATTGTGACCATCTTTTTTATAATAACATCAATGTCGTTCTCTGTCAACCATCCTTTTATGGTATCACCAGCTTCAGTAATTCCAGGTGCCTCCACCATAGAACCATCCTTAAAAACACCCACTTCCCAGAGATTTTGTTGGTGGCCGTAGCTTGCCTCATTACGAACAATACTAAGTTCCCACCTTCCAAAATCTAAAATTACCTGTTCTCCAATGGGAGAATTTGTTTTTCTTTTTTCAAAATCAGAAAATTTCATTCTACCTCAAACCCAGGATTATCGAGGATTTTTTGTGCTCTCATCTCCTCGTACTCCTCTCTGGTCTGCTCCTTTTTACGGAATACCAAGGAACCATTATCGGTTTCCCATTCAATTGTATCGCCAGGTCTTAAACCTATCTCCTCACATATTTCCTCTGGAATAGTAAAGATAACGTTGTTTGCATCGTTTGGATCATCCTGGAATAAATCTTCTACTTTATATGTGGTCATTATTCCACCCATACGTGATGGAATTTTTCAGGAAGATTTTCACATGAATATTGGTCAGCCTCAACATAGTTTAGAACTTTGACACACTCACCAGTGGAATGACTAAACCAAACATCAGGCAGTTCTGCTGCGGACAGCATGGCATATGTAAAACCAAACACTAAAAGAAAAACGGCCAAGCCAATTGAAATAGTTTCAGTATTAATCATGATAAGTTTCCTCGAACCATTCATAGAAAATTTCTATCGCCTCATCTCGGTTAAGGCCAAAGCGCCGACGTAGCAGACGAGGACCCTGATATAGGTTTGAAATATCCTCATCAATCTTATCCGCAAGATAAATACGATATTGCTTAATATCAAGATCGTCAATCGGATCGTTAATCCGGGTTAATTCCGGAACTTCAGTTCCCTCGTAAGTAATCATGCTGCCTCCCATGTAGTAAATTCAACAATGTTTTCCAACCGCTTGACCAGCTCACGGCCATAGTCAGTAAATAGAATGCCTCGGTTCCAAACCCAATGTTCGACATCCTGACCGTGATAAAAATCATCACCTTGAGTCAACCAGCGAAGAGCAGTGTCCTCATCGCCTGCACCCATGTCGATGGTCTTTTGGACCAATTCTTTGAACTCACGAAGATCGGCCTCGGCTTGGGCTACTTCAAGCTCATATTGTTCACGAGCAGCCTCAGCGACCCGGTCGGCCTCCTTCTGCAACTCTTCCATTGACATGGATTTAAAATCCATGAAACGAGGGCGGATGCCATACGCATCCTTATACGCGTCCCAGATAAAGGACTCAAGCTCATGCCGCTTGAAGTCCTCGACGGTGTGCACACCGTACTCGGCCCAGTGGTCAAGATCAGTAGTGATCATGCCAGTCCAAGAACCAGGATTGGCATCAAGCCAAGCCTGACTTTCGGCGTTGAGGGATTCGATGTGTTGAAGAAGAGTAGTCATAATGATCTCCTATTAAGCGATCTCTTTAAACCCAACAGCGGCAACTTCGTATTTTTTGCCTTCAAAGAACATTTGGTCACCCATAGATGTTGAACGCAAACCGTATTCAATACCGTCAACAACTTCCAAGGGAGCCATAACAGTAACGTCATCATTGCCATCTTGTGGCATTTTCTTTGACCAGCTGTCCATGATATTTTGTGTCCAGCGATAAGCATATTCTAAGGCTTCATCACCAGTACGTTCGCCAACCTCAACGAGAGCAACCGTACGAGGTGCCTCATTTACGTCAAGAAAAGCAGAGTGGATAACAGCAACAGAACTCATAATATATTTCCTTTTTTTCACCTTATATAACTAATATATACCATCTATAGTAAAAGTCAACCATTTTTTTAAAAAAATTTCAACTTTTTTAGGCTGCCTTACGAGCAAGGACAGCCTCAGCATCAAATACAGAATACCAGATCATCTTACGATTTCCTTCTTCATCCAATTCCTTAGAGAAACGGAACAGAGAAGCAACAGCCTTGATGCCTTTCATATTCTTTCCAGACACACCCATCTCACGAACGGCTTGTTTGAATGTGCAAACAGAATCCACACCAACAGCTGCCAAGATAGCTGCATTTTTGCCAGAGTATTGATATCCAGTTACATAGTTTTTCATAAGAATTTCTCCGTTTTTCAAACCTTATATAACTATACTACCATACTATGAGCAAATGTCAACCCTTTTTTTGAAATTATTTTAAATTTTTTTGTTATAACGATATATTTCTTTGTTATAAAGAAAGTGAGGATACTAGATTCATAGCAACTGCGGTCCCACTGATACTGGATCCAATCATAATTGCTCTATCGCCCCATTGCATACCTACAAATACCCAGCCCATTGAGCTGAGGATATATGCTATTTGACCAATCTGTACAAAATTGGCACTTATTGAAAAGACCCCTATAACTGCAAGGATCATAGCAATCCATTTTACATACCAGTCCAAAGTTCCAGTAGGGGTAGTTGGCGTGAGGTCCTCAACCTCACTTTGTAATTCAGCAAGTTCCTGTTTTAATCGCTTGCGTTCCTTTGAAAGCTCAGCCGCAAGTGCTGATGCTCTATTTTCTCTGGAAGCTTCCTTAAATTCTTGCTGAGTAGTAGTCTCGTCCAAGTTCATTGGCCCTCATATTTCATATTCAAAGTTCTGACAGGTTTCACCCCGCCGTAAAAATTTAGCACCGTTCCGAAGATGGAACTTTTCAGCCATTTCGGTTAAAGGACTCAATGTACAAAACCGGTTAATGTGTGGCTTTTCTCGTTTAATGACATCGGCTGTATCAAAAATAATTTGTCTACCAGCACCTCTAGCATAACTCCATACTGTATAGAACATTGCAGTATCTGGTTCGTCAGTATTGTTTAGATCATCCTCGGTGATACCAACACCTTTCGTATATGCGACACATACGACAGCTCTCATAATACCATCGCCTTCTTCTGTCAAGCCATAGACTTCACGCCCATCAGATGTCCGCCATTCCTTTGTTAAATGCGGCCGAACCGGATCGTCGTTTATATGTCCTAATTGCCAATCATCATTCAAAAGTATTAACATTTTAATCCCATAAGTTCTCAAAGTATTTTCCGAATAGTCGGAAGCCATTACTTATTCTTTCTTGTTCTGCTTTCATTTCTTCTCTATCTTCAAAACGAATAAACACATCGTCCTTATTTGCCTTGCAATCAAAGGCATATATCATTTCATCCATAACCCAATCCCAACGAGCAAAATATTTAGGATCAACTTCACCGTTCATACCGTAGGCTTCAATTTGTTTTTTTGTAGCACGAAGTTCTTTTGGCACGTCGGCATTATCAACAAACGGAGCACCGTGTTTAGTTTTCTGTAACTGTTTGAGCATAGGCAAGATAATAGGAGCAAGTATATGATCCATGCTCCAAGTGTCCCATGGATCAATGTGAACCTTAACTTTTTGTTCTCTGCGATCGATGAATAGATTAATCGTACAGTTATATATGCTCTGTAACAGATCCTCGAACTTTTCAAGGAATTGTTCAAATCTAGTATATTCCTTAGCTCGTGGCCAATCTACGTATCCATACTTATCGTTCATATAATTTGTATGGATATTACTGATCCATCTGTTGGGATAGGGTCCTATTTTAACTTTCATATTACTCCAGAATATCTGCAATTTTATGGGCTAGTTGACGGAACCACATTTCGTCGTGGCCTCGAGTTGTCTCCGCAGCAGTTCCAATTCGGATGCCACTTGTTTCCATAAATGATCTAGGATCATTAGGAATGCCATTTTTATTTACTGTAATATCACCAACAGTTTCAAGAAGATCTGCTGCTTCACGACCACTATGTCTACTGTCCTTTAGATCAATCAGAATGATATGACTATCGGTTCCACCAGTCTGTACCGTCAATTCACGTTGACGTAGGGTGTCACACATTGCCTTTGCATTACGTACGACTTGAGCCGCATATTCTTTAAACTCAGGTGTGTTTGCTTCAATAAAACATTGAGCCTTTGCGGCAATGATATTCATTAGTGGACCGCCTTGAGTTCCTGGGAAAACAGCACTATTAATCTTTTTGGTAAAGGCATTATCGTTCCAAAGAATAATACCACCACGAGGCCCTCGTAGCGTTTTATGAGTCGTACTGGTTACGATATCTGCATAATCACAAGGATTATCATAAACTCCACCAGCAATCAGCCCTGAATAATGAGCCATATCAACCATCAGTAGAGCACCAACCTGGTCTGCAATAACACGGAACGCTTCCCAATCAATCTGCCGAGGATATGCGGAAGCACCAGCAATAATCATTGCTGGGTTAACTTCTGCTGCTTGCCGCATTATTGCATCATAGTCCAACCAACCAGCATCATCAACACCATAATGATGTGCTTCGTAGTTTTTACCAGAAATATTTACTGGAGCACCGTGAGATAAGTGACCGCCAGATGCTAGATCCATACCGAGGATCTTATCACCTGGTTTTAGAAATGCTTGAAATGCAGCAACATTGGCGTTTGCACCAGAGTGTGGTTGGACGTTTGCGAATTTTACATCATAGATTTCCTTCAGTTGGTCAATCGCCAACCGTTCAATCTCATCCATATGCATACAGCCATTATAATACCGCTTTCCAGGATAACCTTCGGCATATTTGTTTGTAAAACAACTTCCTGCTAAATCCATGACAGCATCACTTGCAAAATTTTCACTTGCGATTAGTTCAATTGTTGTGTGTTGTCTGTCTGCTTCTCGTGCAAGAATTGCACTAATTCTGCTGTCCATTAATAATTCACTCCAAAATTAAAAAGAAAAATTAAGCTGTTTTGGCCCTCTCGGATTAAAGGATTCTACATTAGGTTTTGCAAGAGGCATTGTTGTACTCGTGTCGTGATAATCACCGTCTGCTGAATAAACTCTAGTAACGACATCTTTATATACAGTACCATTTCGCCAACGATATGTCGACATTTCCCTACGAATTACACCTTCAGTGTCAGAATCAAAAGCTGATTTAAATGGTCCTTCTTGCATTGATAGTTCCTCCCTTTGAGTTTCTTCCTTATATCGCCGAAGCATATAATCGTAGTATCCTTCTCGCATTAAAAATCCTTTTCGTATCTAAACCAATCAAAGTCTCGTTTAAAATAATTGTATACCATATCTTTTGTTTCCTCGTCGTAATACTCCTGCCATGGCCGATGTTTTGACGTGTTTTCATGTGGAAGTGGCATATCTCTATTACACAATCTCTGTATGTGTTTAAAATCCTCTTCTAAATGTTCCATCCTTAAAACCCATGTTGGTCTTTTTTTAGGATGCAGAAACCATACCTGGCCTACCAAAAGATGAAAATTCGGATGTCTAACTTTACCACCCGTTGGTTGTTTTAGAACCTCTCTTACAAAATTTTTAAACGATCCATCATATATATTCTCTGGGCGAGGAGGGATTGGCTGACCTTTAAATTTTGCCTTATTTTCGGACATTTTTTGAAGTCTATCCATTTGTTCCCTCCAAAAATGTTGCCAACTCACCATTCTCGAATAGGGATTCCTAGACACTAAAAAGTATCTGTAATCCTGCCCAGGATATTTTTTTAAAAAATTATTTTCAAATTCTAAACACGAAGCATGTTTTGCGGTAAAGTCTCTTCCAATTCTTTCATGTGGCTGTGCACGGTACCGAGTGTCAAATCCTTCTCGATTTGTTACCCATCTGTCTATTGACATTCCCCCATTCTTAGGGATGTGGATAAAAGCCACTTTTGTGTCAGGAAAGTATATAGTCAATTAGGTACCTCTGAACCTATTATTTAACTCCATAGTAAAGCACTGGCTTTGTTTAGAATCCTCAAAATAAAACGTGTGCTGGTACACGTCGGTCCATCGGACCACATGCCAACTTTGTTTTTCTAGGTGGCGTTTACACCAATCCTTCGCAGAACTTTCCAAATCACTATGGACTGCTACTCTATAATTATCGCCGGAGGCCATCCATCTATTTTTATATTCAGATATTTCAAGTGGTGTCATCATTATCTAAAGTACCTTTTAAATTGCTTTCCCTTCGAGATAGGGAATCAAATCTTTCTGCAATTGTTGTTCGTTTATACATGCTACACCCACAATAGGCATCGGTCGAGCAAACTCTATAACCAATCTCTGTACGTATTTTTGTATATCTTCCTGATTTTGCATTGATTCCATACATTCTTCTTGTGTTTCAAATGTTGGATTCGTAAAAACAAAAGCAGGAACTTCTTCCCATTGTGCAAATAGCACCAGTAAAAACCAAGTCATTCGTCTGACCTCTCTAAAAGTTTCTTGGACATTTCGTCCCTTATATCTATAACTTGTTCATTTTCAATCACACGAATGATAGTATTTGTTAAGTCTACCTCACGCCTGAGCCAATACATTTTTTCCTGTAATTTCTCGAGCTCTTTTTGGTAAAACTCTAGTTCTTTTTCTTTGCGGAGTTTTTGCTCAATGACCTCACTGAGCAAAATAATCTTTTTGGGTACCTCTTCCATCAAATTCGACTTTATTCTTCTGACTCGAATACAAGATAGTATTTAGCACCTTCTGGACTTGTATTATCACGAGCCCAACGTTTTGCTTCCAGTTCGTCCGTAAATGTTAACTGAACAGAAGGATCTGTTTCGTCCATTACAGGAGTCCGTTCTCCTATAGGTGACACATTAAACATTTTAAATACGAATGCCATATTACCTCCTTTAGAAAAATCCTCGTCCTGGGATTATAGCATGATCAATGATAAGTAAAACAAGAGCACCTACAATTCCCCAGAAAACAACTTCCAAAGGTGTCAGTTCAGACACCTTTGTGTTAAGACGGCTCAACCAATCAAACATTAAGCGGCCTCCGCCATTTCCAAGGCAACGTTGAGAGCATCAACCTTACGCTTGGCATTTGTACCGAACCATGCAGAGGTCATCCGAGTATCGGCTGAACGACCCAACTCGTGGTCAGTCAAATAGGTGACTGCATTATATGCATTCCACCATGAACCAGGACGGAATTCAGCACCAGGCTGAGACTCTACAATGTCCATGGCTCGTTGAGCGGTGCGAGACAATTCCTTACCTTCCTTCTTAGACTCACCAAACACCTCAACAAGGAACTTCTGAAGATCAAACTTGTTGTATTGCTTAGAGCCAAGGAAGTTTGCAGCCTCTTCGAATTTCTCAATTCGCTGGTGAGACAGACCAAGGATCTCCTTCACACGCTGAGGGTTAAACTCAGAACGGTGATTAACACGGACACCAGGCATACCCTTTTCATTTAGAGCAACAGTCAAGGTGTTATTGCAAACGACACGTTCCATAACGAATTTGATGTCGATTGATTTTCCGTATTGGTGTGGGTTAGAAAACAGAAGGTAGCCCTTTACCTCGTCACCATTAAATAGGCTGAAACCATCACGGACATCAGCAAGAGCCCAGACGATTTGACCGTCCTTAAGCGAACCAGCGGTGTCCATAATCATATCACCGTTAGAAACAAACTCCGTGAAGAAGTCAAACGCCTCAGCATTCTGTACAGGATTCCAACCAGGGCCAACCTGAGTTAGGATCTTACCATCGCTTGAGCGTACGAGAGCTTGTGAACCAGTCGCAACATTATCACCTTTATAGCGAATAAACGTGTCAACCTTCTCTACTTCCCAATCAAGACCAGCTGCCTCCATCATCATCTGTGGAGTCATAAAGTCGTGTACGGGAGTACCAAGTCCGTGCCAAGGCTTACCCTTGGATTCACGGTATGCCATTTGAGCCTGGCCAGCTACAATTTCAAGTTCATGTGCCATGATGTATCTCCTCAATTTCAATCATCATATAGTAATATATATCATTTTAAAGCAAATGTCAACAACTTTTTTCGATTAATTTAAACTTTTTTCAATGCCTTCATTTTGTTGCAATGCATCGTGTTGTTCTGACAAATCTTCATTTTCAATAGTGTAATGAGTTTTATCAAGCTTAGTCGTTACCCATGCTTGAGCATCTTCAGACCGACTACAAAAGCAGATGACCTCATTATTAGCGTTTTTAACTGTGTACATTACGCTGCCTCTTTGTCCAAGGAATATTCGACGGGTTTGAAGCAAGGGAACTCGTCACCGTAAAGATCGGCGACCAACCACTCATTTGTCTGTGAGTCGTAAAGATAAAGATATTCAGCACCAAAATAATCACCAGCATCAGCTAGGTAAGAATTTCGATCCGAATATTGTTCTGGGAATTGATTTTTGTGGACCGCTTTTTCCAGGTCCTCGTATAGGTTTTCAGTCAAACCTGACAGATAACCAGCATTGGCAACTGCCTCAGCATCATATGATTCGCTGTAATTGCGAACCAACAATTTACCATTATAAGAAACGTAACCGTCGTAGTGGCAATAAGTCGCCGTTACAGTTCCGTCAGCCTTTTCATAAGCAATCATTGATGCAGTACCCATAATGTATCTCCGTTTTTTCACCTTATAGTACTAATATAATACATTAAAAGCAAAATGTCAACACGTTGGAACGATTTTTTTTAATTTTTTTTCAAATATTTTCAAATTCATTTTTGTGTGTCTTTTCAAGGGTATATGCCCCTTCTGGTAGTTTCCACGCTTCCATCATTTTTAAATACATTTCTGGCTTCATCGTGACCACATCAAACATCTGGGTCTTTTCGTTCCACTGTCTGATATGGCAATATTCGTCATAAAGAAGTATACCGACATCCTCTAATTCTCCAGAGGCGTCTAATATTGTTATTAGGGTTTCATCCCCGTCCATTTCTATGGTAAACATTCATCCTTTCCCCTTATACCACTTTTCGTACACATACTTTATTTTATGCTTTTCTGGGTGTCTGTGTATCCACTGGCCCGTGGAAGGATCAAAATTTTTCTTAAACCAATTATCTAATTTTCTGTTTCCTGTTTTAACATCAAGATTTACGGTTTTACATTTTTCGTCAAACTCATGATCTGACATAATGCTGTCATTTTCAACCTCATAGGCATATGCTGC